TCCAAGTCGCGTCCAGTCGGCTTCCGAAAGCTTGTGGATATCCCACGCCAATTAATTGTTGAACGTGCAGCATAACAGGAGAATGCACATGAATAATATTGTTAATATGTTTAACTCTAATGCCTCCGATACTTTCGGGGGCTTTGGTGACGCAGACTTTGATATCGCTACCACGCCTGCGTTGTTTAGTTCTGATTATAGTTATCATGAAACTGATAAGTGGGTGACCTATCGCACCGATACTAAAAAGGCTTTAGGTATTCACTCATCTCGACACAAAGCCGTAGCGCCTAGAGACGTTATTAAAACTGCGCGAGAAATTATATTGCGTAGCGGCTTGAACACTGAGGGCATCACCGAACAGATTGCAGTGAGTCACGAGGGCGCACGATCTTTTGTAAAGTATAAGTTGCCCGCCCATACTTATGAGACTCCAGACGGTGATATAGCCTCACTGGGCTTGTTGGCTACAACATCTATTGACAGTAGCTTTCCGTTTGTCATCAGTGCGGCGGCAATCCAACAGGCGTGTACGAATCTCCAAGTATTTATTTCTGGGGAGGTTGCGGTCTTCAAAGGCAACCACACCCTTAACTTGGATCTCGACAAAGCCTCAAGAACTATTGTAAAATCTTTAGAGTTCTTCGAAGCTGAACGTGAAGTTTGGAAGCGTATGTATACAACTTCAATGGAACCTATCAACGCTTGTCTGATGTTTGCTGAAATTGTTGGGATTGGTGATCAAGTACATGATCTTATTTTTGAAGAAAGAATAAGTCCTAATGAAATTGGACGATCGCTTAAAAGAAATAATACAGGCTATAATTATTTGTGGAATGTTTATTGTAATACTTATGTACCTCGACTAGGTAATACAGAGTGGGCTGCATATAACGCAGTAACAGATTACACAACTCATGCTGATAATGTTCGTAACAAAGATACCCTTGCTTCGGTTCAGTTCAAGAGACAGCAAGATTCTATTTCAACTTTGCGGAAATACTTAAAGGCGGCATAAAATGGCTAGTGTTAATATTACAGAAGAAATTTATATTCATGAATCAAACATATCTTTAGACGGGGCAGAGGACATAGTAGATCTTATAGAAAATAATTCTATTAATATTGTTGAGGTTTTAGCTCTTCTTAATTGGGAGCTTCCTGATTTTCAGGAGGCCGCACGACAGCTAGATATTGAATATCAGCCTGTTTGTACAACGGGGGCAGGTCTTCTATCTTTATTTAGAAAGATGGAGGCCACAGAACAACGGGAGTTTTTATCTATGATTACAGACGCAATCGTTAGTTATTATAGATCTGATTTAACTCTTGCTTGGCCTAGTGATTTATAATGAGCAATGAAGGACGAGGAGACCCAGCAGTTCGCGCTCTGGGTCGCAACAAACCCGATAGGAATTGGTATCCTGATAACTTTGATTGGTACTTAAAATGGATAGCATCTGTTGTAGTGCTTTGTAGCTTGGCCTTGAGGTCTGCTGGGCCAGAGTACCGTATATATGATTTACTGTTTGGGACAGTGGGGATAGCCCTGTGGACTTGGGTGTCTGTCATCTGGCGAGATAGGGCTTTGATAATGTTAAACGGCATATCGTTTTTTATGTTAAGTGTAGCAATATTAAAGGAGATATAGATGAAAGACTTTTTTGCTCGCAGCATGACGAGCTTTTTTAAATGGACAGCAGATACTTTCTTTGCAAAAAGGTACGGGCATCGTGCTGTAGTTCTTGAAACAGTAGCGGCTGTTCCAGCTATGGTGGCTGGCATGATGCTACACCTCAAAAGTTTACGGCGGCTTCGACGGGGCTATGACCCCTACATAAATCAGATGCTTGAAGAAGCTAAGAACGAGCGTATGCACCTTATGTTTTTCTTAGAGATTGCACAGCCCAATGCGTTTGAAAGGTTTTTGATTACCGCAGCCCAATTTATTTTCTGGCATTTTTACCTAGTGCTGTACATTTGCTCTTCCAAAACGGCGCATCGTATGGTAGCATACTTCGAACAAGAAGCAGTTAATAGTTATACAGAATATCTTGAGATGGTGAAAAGCGGTCAAGTAGAAGATGTTCTTTGTCCATATTCTGCTCGAATGTATTATGCGTTAGGGCCGAGCGCTACTTTATCAACAATGATTCAGTACGTCAGGGCAGATGAACAGCGACATGCAGATGCTAATATGAGGATGTCTTTATGAAACAACCAAATAACAAACATGCAGAAATGTTTGGCAACGATGGACCTGTAGGTAACGACGCTGAGATCATTGTGTACTACGAGCAACACGGACCAGCGGAGCCAGTGTTACGCATACCGTTCTGGTACTACAAAGAAGAGCTAGGAATGTTTGAACATTTTGAAGCGTCAGTACATCGAACAGCAAAGGCACTCAAAGAGTCGTATACGTACTGGCCTGAAGGTTATATACACGTACAAACAATTATCAATGATGAATATGTAAATATAATTTAGGAGGAACTATGCTTGAAGCAACCGATGTTGAAGCAATTATTTCAGACCTTGTGTTTATGAATATTTACTGCAGCGAAAGCCCTGACTACGGTGCAATACTTAAAGGTCTTGAAGCTTTGAATTTGAGTTATCAACAGACCTATGAAATCCTACAGAAAATTCGTGAAGGAGAATACTAATGTCTATAGATAGTGCAAGTCCCGACCAATGGGACGCTATTCGAAAACTAAATGAGCTTTCTATTCGAAAGCCCGCTGATCCTGTGACAAGACCAGACCACTACAACAAAGGAGCTATTGAGGCTATTGAAGCAATCAAAGCTTCAATGCCTGAGAATGAGTTTCGAGGTTACCTCAAGGGCAATGCCCTCAAGTATCTATGGCGCTATGACTACAAGGGTAAACCCATTGAAGATCTTAGAAAGTGTAAGTGGTACATTGACCGTTTAATAGAAGAAGTAAACTCGTGAAGGTTGTAACAGGAGATTTTGGAAAATCTAAAACTACAGAGCTTAGTCTTTCTGAAAAGATTGAAAGGGCTGTAGATAAAATTAATCAAGAGGTTGGTAATAATGCGCAGGGTACGTTTATACTCTTGACAGAAACAGATGGCGCTATTACAATGTCTTCAGACTTGGGAGCAGAAGAGTTTAACTATCTTTTAGATACTGTTAAACTTAATACTCTCTTAACAGCAACCCTAACAGAGTGAGAGCGAGGTGTATGAATACAACGATTTAACACATGATGAGCTAATAGAAGATGTAATTGCCCGTGCATTCGCTATGATGCTGGGCGTACATTTACCAGCGGAAGAGGCCTTGACATTGATGCAGACATGGATTAAGATGGAGGCAGTCGATCAAGGTGTCGAACTAGACGAGGATTTTATCCTCAGACAAATACCAAACTTTATTAATTATCTATATAGGAGATAAAATATGGCAGTTCTTGAAGGCAGAGCGTACTGGTCGTTTGTTACCACACCAAACACTAAGTACACACCAGCGTATTCTGTTAACCTCGTAGTCGATGACGAGGTAGCTGACAGTTTCCGCAACCGTGGCTTTACTGTAAAAGACATGGATGAAGGTCCAGCGCTTATCATCAAGCGTAAAGTTGATGGTCCTCGTGGTATGATTCGTGAGGCACCAAAGCTTTATGACAAGAGCAAGCGTGAAATCAACGTAACAGTTGGTAACGGTTCCCATGTAAAAGTGCAGTACAAAGAATGGGAAACGCAATGGAATGGTCAGGACTTTCGTGGCTTGGATTTTCAAGCTATGCAAGTTTTAGATCTTGTAGAGTACGATGCACCCGACGGTGCTGAGTTTGATATCGAAGAAGAGGAGGATGAAATCTAATGAGCATTACTTATGTTCACGAAGGTACTACATACAATGTAGAATCTTTAGCTCCGGAGGGCCAAAAGGCCTTCCAACTTTTAGTGGTGGCAGAGCAAGATGTGCGAGGTCTTGAAGACCGTATGGTTATCGCACAAGCTGCAGCTGTTGCGCTACACGCAAAAGTACAAGAGTTTCTAACTGAAGAAGCTATTGTCACAAAAGAGGAAGCTGAACCAGAAGAGGACTAATATGTCTTTTGTTCAAACTCACATCCCCTGCACTGAGTGTGGGGGTTCTGACTGCGCAGCTATGAACGATGACGGGTCTGTCAAATGTTTTAGCTGCGGAGTTTTTACTCCAAAACCTAAACAGGAAAACAATGTGACTTCTATTACTAACTTTCAGAAGGCACCCATGAACACAAATCACGGAGAGTTTTACCCACTATCTGATAGAAATATCAGCTTACAAACCGCAAAGAAATACAGAGTTCGCTCTGTTAAAGATTCAACAGGCCAGATTGTTGAGCATGTATATCCTTACTATTCTGGCAACGAGCAGATTGGTTCTAAGATTCGCAAGCCCGATAAGAATTTTTTGTGGACAGGAACCAACAAAGGTGCTGGCCTTTTCGGTCAACAGCTTTTTCAATCCGGTGGTAAATACATTACTCTTGTCGAGGGTGAAGTAGATGCCATGTCAGCCTACGAATTGATGGGGTCGCAATGGCCTGTAGTATCTATTCGCAATGGCGCACAGTCAGCAGATCGTGATGTGAAGGATAGCCTAGAGTTTCTAGAATCTTTCGATAATATTATTATTTGTTTTGACAACGACAAGCATGGTCGTGACGCTGCAAAGAAAGTCGCAAAGCTTTTAAGGCCCGGCAAAGCTAAAATTATGGAGCTTCCGGTAGACTACAAAGACGCTAACGACATGTTGCGTGGTGGACAACACAAGTCTTTTGTACATCACTGGTGGAACGCCAAGCTTTATACACCTTCGGGTGTCCTTAATGTTTCAGAAAATGTCGAAAACTATTTGCAACGTACACGCAAAGACTCTATCCCTTTTCCGTGGAAAGGTCTCAATGAAAAGCTTGAAGGCTTACGTGCAGGCGAGTTAGTTACTTTGACGGGCGGCACCGGCCTTGGTAAGTCTAGTGTCACACGAGAACTGGAACACTGGCTAATCAAAAAGACTAAAGATAATGTGGGTGTTATGGCCCTCGAAGAAAACTGGCAGCGTACAATCGACGGTATACTTTCTATTGAAGCCGATGCCCGACTGCACCTCGACAGTGTTCGTAATCTTTTTGATCAAGACGACCTTCGCCAGATACACCACCAAATGTTTGACGGCGACAACAAAGATCGTGTGTGGGTGTATGGTCACCTTGGCATGAACGACCTTGAAAGTGTATTCAGCAAGTTGCGATACATGATCATTGGCTGTGATTGTAAGTGGATAGTTCTTGACCACCTTCATATGCTAGTTCTTTTGTCTGATGATCCCGACGAGCGTAAAGCTATTGACATGATCATGCACAGACTTCGAACTCTCGTAGAAGAGACGGGCTGTGGAATGATTCTTGTTTCACACTTGCGGCGTACACAAGGTGATCGAGGTCACGAGAATGGTATCGAGACAGCACTAAATCATTTACGTGGGTCTCAATCTATTGCGCAACTAAGCGATTGTGTGATAAGCTTAGAGCGTAACCAACAGTCTGACGATCCTATGGTTGCATGTACAACTAAAGTACGTGTACTGAAGTCTAGATACACAGGCGATGTCGGACTTGCAACACACTTGTTTTACGACAAAGAAACCGGACGCTTATCAGAAGTAGATATAGATACTATGATTGATGAGTTTGGAGATGAAATATGACAGCTTATGTCTTTGACATTGAAGCAAATGGTTTGCAGCCAACAAAGATTTTTTGTTTAGTTGCAATGGATACAGAAACCGGAAAGGTCTACGAGTACGGTCCTGACTGTATAGATAAAGGAGTTAAACTTCTACAAAACGCAGACAAACTAATCGGCCATAATATTTTAGGGTATGATATACCTGTGATTAAAAATCTTATGGGTGTCGATCTGGATGATGGCAACATAAAGATTGTAGATACGCTTGTGCTTTCTCGACTGTTCAATCCAACACGAGAAGGCGGCCACGGTCTTGAAGGCTGGGGCTACAGGTTACGTCATCGAAAGATTGAGTACGACAACTTTGAATACTACACGCCTGAGATGTTAAAGTATTGCAAGCAGGACGTGTCTCTCAACTACAAAGTTTATCGTCATCTTTCTCGTGCAGAAGCAAATGGCTTTAGTCCTAGAGCAATAAAACTAGAACACGATGTGTACCGTATTCTTAACGCACAACGTGAAAGAGGATTCAAGCTAGATCAACAACATGCGATGAGTCTTCTGGCAGAACTAAACGAAAAGATTGACAAAGCCGAAAAGCGTGTGCACAAAACATTCAAGCCACGCGAAACATTTATTACTCTGGTCCCAACAATGACCAAGGCAGGTAAGGTTTCTAAAATGGCGCAAGTCAAAGGCGAAACCAAAAAGGTCAGACTGTCTGATGAAGAGTACCAAAAAGCGTGTGAGAATCCGAATGATAATCTTGTTCGTCGTGATTCTGAACCTTTTAACCTTGGCTCTCGCAAACAGATTGGAGAATATCTCGTGGAGTTTGGTTGGAAGCCTACAAAATTTACGCCCACGGGACAGCCAATTGTTGATGAAAAAGTATTATCGCAAATAAAAAATATACCTGAGGCTGCTGTCATCGCTGAGTATTTGATGCTGCAAAAGCGCATTGCTCAGATAAACTCTTGGTTTAAAGAGATGGAAGACGATGGACGCATCCACGGCTTTGTAAATACTAACGGCGCAGTAACAGGGCGCATGACACACAGCAGCCCCAACATGGCACAAGTCCCAAGTACAAGCAGTCCTTACGGCAAAGAGTGTCGAGAATGTTGGACAGTTGAAGATAACTACAGATTAGTCGGTATAGATGCCAGCGGCTTAGAGTTACGCATGTTGGCCCACTATATGGATGATGAGGACTTTACTTATGAACTTCTCAACGGAGATATACACACAGCAAATCAAATGGCTGCAGGGCTTGAATCAAGACCTCAGGCTAAAACTTTCATCTATGCACTCTTATACGGAGCAGGAGATGCAAAGCTTGGGTCAGTGGTTGGAGGAGACGCAAACGATGGTGGACGACTTAGACAATCTTTCTTCGATAATCTCCCTGCATTTAAAGTTCTTAAAGACAGAGTATCAAGAGCGGCTAAAAGAGGTTACCTCAAAGGCCTAGATAAACGTAAACTATTTGTGCGTTCTGAACACGCCGCACTAAATACTTTGTTGCAAGGTGCTGGTGCTATTGTTATGAAGCAAGCACTGGTCAACCTGCAAGAAAGTATCAAGGACTTAGATGCACACTTTGTTGCCAACGTCCACGATGAATGGCAGATAGAAGCGCACAAAGACGTAGCAGATAAAGTAGGTGAGTTAGGTGTTGCCGCAATTGAACAGGCTGGCAAAGACTTTTACTTGAAATGTGAACTAACAGGAGAGTACAATGTTGGAAACAACTGGGCAGACACACACTAAGGAACTATACGTGGCAGAAGCGACTAAACAATGTACAAAGTGCAAAGAAACCCTACCTTTAAATAGTTTTCATAAATACAAGGAAACATTTAGAAGTCATTGTAAAGTTTGTAGAGTCTTAGAAAACATCGAAACCCACAAAAGAAACAATCCAAAAAGGATGTGGGTAGATGGTAAGTATATTCCTATGACACATCCTTTACATAAACCGGGACGCTACAAAGGCTTTGAAGAAGCAGCTTTTAGTTCTTTAGAAAACTACAAGTCTTCAAAAGAAGGTGAAGTATATATTATTACTAATCCTGCGTTCAAAGGATGGGTGAAGGTCGGAATGGCTGTAGATGCAACGGACAGACTAAAAGGTTATCAAACCTCTAGCCCTTTTCGTGATTATGAGCTACAATTCTTTTGTAAAGTAAATGATCGTCGAGCATCAGAGTCTCAAGCACATCAAATACTTGCTGCTAAATTCAACCAACAAGGCGAATGGTTTCAGTGTTCTGTCGAAGAAGCCCGTCAGGTTATTAATCAAGTTAAAGTGGAATCAGAATGAAAACTTTAGACACACTTATTCAGGATATTTATTCTAGCCTCGAAGGTCTTTCATCTGGAGAAGCATTAAATATTTCTGAAGAAGAACTAGACTTAACTCTTTCGCGTATGAAAGAAAGCATACTTGCTTGGTCAAAACCACGAGAAGTTGAGAACAGTTTTAGACTTCGGATGTCTAACATTGGAAGACCTTTACGACAGCTGTGGTACGAAAGCAAAAACACCTCAGACCCTCATGTCGTTAGCGGCTCAACACAAATCAAGTTTCTTTATGGACATATCCTAGAAGAAATAGTTTTGATGTTAGTCCGAATGGCAGGCCATAAAGTTACTTCAGAACAAAAAGAAGTGAACGTAGATGGTATACTGGGCCATATGGACTGCAAGATAGACGGTCAAGTTGTAGACGTTAAAACAGCTTCAAAGTTTTCTTTCAATAAGTTTAAAGATGGCTCACTGGTCAACAACGATCCCTTTGGGTATCTTGCACAGTTGTCTGGGTATGAAACTGCTGAACAAACAAAAGAAGGCGGCTTTCTTGTTATCAACAAAGAGAGTGGCGAGTTATGTTTGTTTCGGCCCGACGACCTAGAGAAGCCAAACGTAAAAGAAAAAATCGAAAAGGTCAAGGCAGCAATTGCCGTTGACACGCCACCTGAAAGGTGCTATGCTCCTATACCTGAAGGTAAAAAAGGTAATATGAAACTACCTTCTGGTTGTGCATACTGTCCGTACAAGTTTGAATGCTACTCAGATGCAAACGACGGTGATGGACTTAGAGCATTTAGATATTCTAACGGTCCCGTATACTTTACTGAAGTTGCGGTAGAGCCAAGAGTTGAAGAGATTCTTTTATGAACAGAAAGAAAATAAAGCAAATCAACAAACAAGTTGGACCTATTCTTGTTGATTGGCTAAAGACATTAGTCTCTGAAGAAGAAGCCAAGAAGATCACTTTAGATAATTACAAAGAACTTCTCCCTGATCAGACGCATGTTTTAGCCAACAGCAAGTTTTTTCTTAGCACCTTTTCTCCACGGTGGGTGCGCAAAAAGCTAAAGGGTTTGGTTGCTCGACAGCCTGAAAGACCTATTAATACATACACTCTAGAAGATATTAAAACTGAGATGCAGACATGGAAAATGATCAACAGGGATTTTTAGTCCCGCTTGAAATAATTATTCTTGGTTTTGCTGCACACTTTACAAGTGGTAATAACGTTAATACTGTAGAAGATGAAGCGCTATACGACCTTCAGGCTGCTCTAGAGTTAGAAATAGAACGCAGAGGAGCAATAGTACATTGAGTAAAGCGCCAAACATTCGAAAAGGATACCGCAAAAAAAGAGTTGTTAGACCCAGAGAAAAGGACGTAACGGTTGGCTACGACTCTCATTGGGAATATAAACTACATTCTGGCCCATTGTCTGAGTGGGACATCCACACAAAAAAGGTTGACTACGTTGTAGAACACACTTATCATGCAGACTTCGTTAAAGAAATAGACGGTAAAACAATACTTCTTGAAGCCAAAGGACGCTTCTGGGATGCGCCTGAATATACCAAATACGTTTGGATAGATAAGTCGCTGCCCGAAAACTACGAGCTAGTCTTTTTGTTTTCTGATCCTAATGCGCCAATGCCTCAAGCAAAAAGACGCACAGACGGAACTAAAAGATCTCACGCAGAGTGGGCAAGCTCAAAAGGATTCAGATGGTTTAGTGAAGAATCGCTGCCAGATGAATGGATCAATCAGGACTATAAAGAAGAAGGACTATGATCGACAGGAAACAAGAACGCTCTAATAAATTTCTTCGCAAGAAAAAGTTTAAGCAAAAAGGAGCGACACCCCCAAAACGAAAGAAACAAAACATTAACTTTAAGGAAGAGTAATGGACTTATATCAACAGTACATCCATAAGTCACGGTACGCTCGTTACCTGCCAGAGGAACAGCGACGTGAAACTTGGGAAGAAACAATAGACAGGTATTTAAACTTTTGGGTAGAGAAGGGCAAACTTACTCTAGAAGACGCTAACGGTATCTTTGCAGACATTCACGACATGAACGTGATGCCCAGCATGAGAGCTTTGATGACTGCTGGTGAAGCACTGGACCGTGACAATGTAGCAGGATTCAATTGCAGTTATTTGCCGATTGACCATCCTAAAGCTTTTGATGAAATGATGTACGTGTTGATGTGCGGCACAGGAGTAGGCTTTAGTGTCGAGCGCCAATACATTAGCAAACTACCGGAGGTAGCAGAAGAATTCCATGACACAGACACCGTTATACATGTCGCCGATAGTAAGATTGGCTGGGCTAAAGCTTACAGGGAACTTGTTAGCCTGCTCTATTCGGGCCAACTTCCAAAGTGGGACGTATCTGGAGTACGACCTGCAGGGGCAGCCCTTAAAACATTCGGCGGTAGAGCAAGTGGTCCAGAACCTCTTGTCGATTTGTTTAAGTTCACCACTGAGATCTTTCGGGAAGCTGCTGGACGCAAACTTAGCTCCATCGAATGTCATGATCTCTGCTGTAAGATTGCACAGATCGTCGTCGTGGGAGGAGTCAGGCGAAGCGCTCTCATCAGTTTATCTAATCTCACTGACGACAGAATCCGAAGAGCTAAGTCAGGCCAATGGTGGCAAGACAATCCTCAGCGAGGACTAGCCAATAACAGCGCATGTTACACAGAGAAACCAGATTTTGAGGCATTTTTAAATGAGTGGAAAAGTTTATACGAGTCAAGGTCTGGGGAACGAGGAATGTTCTCTAGGGTTGCAAGTCAAAAACAGGCTGCAAAAAACGAGCGACGAGATGCTACCTATGACTTTGGAACTAATCCATGCTCCGAAATTATCCTTCGACCCTACCAATTCTGTAATCTATCAGAGGTTGTTGTCAGGTCGTCCGATAGTCTCTCAGACCTCAAACGGAAAGTACGTGTTGCGACTATCCTTGGAACTTTACAAGCTACCCTTACCAACTTTAGATACTTGAGGAAGGTGTGGCAGAACAACACAGAAGAAGAGGCCTTGTTAGGCGTTAGCTTGACAGGTATTATGGATCATCTAACGCTGTCGGGAAGGAGAGATAAGGGTGTACTTAAAACATGGCTCACAGAGTTACGTGAAGAAGCAGTTAAAACTAATGCTGAGTGGGCTAAAAAACTTGGCATTAATCCTTCTACCGCTATTACTGCTGTCAAGCCTAGCGGGACTGTTAGTCAACTTGTTGATAGTGCGAGTGGAATCCACCCTAGATATTCATCTCAATACATTAGACGAGTTCGAGCAGATGCAAGAGACCCACTCTGTACCGTCCTCGAAGCCTCAGGAATACCCGTAGAAGACGACGTTATGTCGCCCAGTACCAAGGTATTTAGTTTCCCGATTAAGTCTCCTGACAAGGCTGTGGTGGCCTCTGAGATGGGTGCTATGGAGCAGTTAGAACTATGGGAAATCTACCAAGACTTTTGGTGCGAACATAAGCCTTCGATGACTTGTTATTATCGTGACGAAGAGTTTCTTGAAGTAGGCCAGTGGCTATATAATAAGTTTGACAAGATTAGCGGTATTTCTTTCTTACCATACTCTGAGCATACGTATCAACAAGCACCGTATGAGCCTATCAGTAAAGAAGAATATACAGAAATGGCCGCTAACTTCCCAACTGAAATGTCTTGGGACATCACAGAAGAGAGTGATATGACCGAAGGCTCACAAACTTTAGCTTGCACTGGTAACAACTGCGAGATATAGTATGAGTGCATGGCACGGCGGGAAGGGTTCGTCCCCCCGCCAAGTAAACAAAAACAAATTTGACTCTAACTGGGATAGAATTTTTAAGGATAAAAAAGATGTTGAATCCAAACCAAATACTGAAGACAATGAGAAGTTATTACGAAGCAGACATAAAAAAACACGCAATGGCGGTTGAAGTTATTATTAGTAATCCTA